CGATCAGCCTGTCGCACTCCATGGCAAGCGGCCCCAATCCTGGTTCCTTGCCACGCGACCGCATGGCCTCGGGGCCGCACTCAATCAACTGCCCGATTATCTCCCCCTGCCCGTAGTCGGGATTGGATACCTCGGCGTCACGAGGCCGGTTCTCGTAGGCCCAGATTGCAAGCAAGTCCTGCGCTTGCCTTAGTTGTTCCTCGGTAATGCGCGGCAATACGATTACAACGGTAGGTGACGGCCGTGCCCATGCTGGCATTCCCATAATCAGCGCTTGCGCCACTTGGCGCGGCATAGTGTGGCTTTGTCGGCGGGAGACATGGGCGACTTAGGCAGCGTCATTTGTCGTTACCTCGTACCACTGTTGACCGCAATCGGTACATTTCACCTGCCAGCAATCGCACAGGATCAGCACCACGTTGCAGCACCCTTCCCGCTTGGCTGTAAAGCCTGCTATGTCAGGCGCATTCCATACGGCATCACCCTCTAGGCGTAGGCGGTGGGAGCGGTGGGGGTGTTGACAAGTCATCTGGCTACAACAGCCACCACGCAGCCAATCAGGAACAGTGCTGCGCCGGAGTACATGAATACAGCGCCGAGGTCTTGCCAGAGGGTCATGTGCGCGCCCGCTCTTGCCGATCAATCTGATGCTCGGCAAATTCAATCAGCTTGGCGACGTAGTGCTGCGCCTTTTTCAAGTCCTCCACTCCGCCCTTCTTGTCACAGCGGGCAAGGTACTTGATGGCGTTCCCGCGCAGGAATCCCATGAAGGCTTCCGGTGTCATCCACGCCTCCATTGCCGTCCACGGCTGCACGGCCTGTTGCTTGTAGTGATCGCCGCCCACTTGCATATCGTTCGCGCTCATTGCTTCGCATACCTCCGATTCAGGTACATCGCTGTGAGACTTCCCAAAGCCCCTCCCATTCCCATTGGAATAGCTGCCCACAGGGAAGCCACTTGAACCACGTTAAGGACGATCATCACTTCACAGATAGCCATGCAGAAGGAAACGGGGATAACCCTTGCGTACATGCCGGATACAACCTGGATCTGCTGGGTAGCCTTGAAAAATACGAAAACCAAAGTGGAGAGGAACAGGGCCAGCATCAATCCTCCAATCCAGCATCAGCCATGAGTACCGCAAGGTGCGCCCGTGCTTCGGCCAGTTCTGCCCCGCCGTGGTACTTGATTTGCTGCCGTAGCCATTCGTTCATTGCCCAGATCACATCCCGGTAAGCATCCCCGTTGACGGCGGCGTAGTGTTCCTGGGATTCCTCGGGGAGATTGAATTCAAGTATGGCTTTCATGAAATATCCACGCAGCCGGATACCGCTTCCTTGATCATGGCGCAGAATTCGTCCACGTCCTTGTCGTCAATCGCCCAGTCCTTGGCGTGGATAACGACATACTCCCCGCCGCCGCCATCGTGAAATTCTACGATTAGTTCCGGTTCTTCGTCGATAGGTCCGCAACAGTGCATTTCCTGCGTGTAGGTTTGTCTAATGGCTTTCATGCGTATGCCTCCACTTCCAGCCTGCCGGTAATACCCTTAGCCCTTTCCTGCTGCATTCGCTCGTACTGCTGGCGGTAGTGGGCTGCTACCTCCTTCAGTTGCTTGCGTATCAGCTTGCCCATGTTGGTGTCCAAGTGGCGCTCCCTTACCAGTTCCAATAAGCCCATGCCTAGCTGCCTTTCTGCCCAACGTGTGAATTCAACCGGGTTGCCCCCAAGGCGCTGATGGCAGGAATAGCAATGCGAGAAGGCATTGGATGGGTGGTGCCTTGTCGAATAGTGGCGGCGGCTGAAAAGATGTGAGCAGTGCAGCCCTTGTGGGCGGTGACGGTAATTGTTTCCACAGTGTTCACAGTTCCAATCGCTCCTTTCGCGGATGCAAAGGCTGAAGTATTTGTCGGCTGGGGATATTTTCATGCGGCCCAAAGTTCATCGTTGATATCAGGTATTGCTATCCCCAATTTCTCGGCAAGGTACAAATCAATGCCGTCCTCCATGTCCTTGAACCGGCGCTTGCCCATGCTGTGCGTCCTTTCGGCTAACGGGATTTCTATCCAGCCCAACCCATCGACATGACGTTCCACTACGCCCTCGATAAAGCCTGTCTCGACTAACAGCGTGTAATGCCATGACTCGCGGCTGATATGTCTACCCTTCCATTTGGCGTTGTCCTCCAGCCATTGCATCCGCGCCCAATGTCTAGCGTTCTGCTCTGTGGTGCGTTTGGGATCGTCCTCAGCAACGGTGACGCAATAGAGCTTGTCTTTATCGGCATATACGCGCTTGATGCAATCCATGCAGGCTGCAAGCTGGGTGTCGGCGTGGAGGGTGAAGTTCATGGCCGCTTGTTCCAAATTGCTTCAGCTTCTTCCCGCGAACTAGCGGCAGCCATAGGCCATACGTTGCAATCCTCATTCTCGCAGCCGCACCACCACCATTCACGTGACATCAAATCGTCCTTGGCGAACATGGTTGATTCAGCTGGAGATCCGCAAAACGGACATGGAAGGTTCACGGCCAATCACCTCCGCATGAAAAACAGCGACACAGCGCCCATGACTGCCCAATCTGACCCGCTGGGGGCTGCTTGGGCTTGTGTTGGGCGGCGGCTGAACAGGTGGGAACAATGCAGACCTTGGGGCTTGTGGCGGTAACCATTGCCGCAGTACTCGCAAGTCCAGTCCGAGCGTTCGCGGATGCAGAGTGAAAAGTACTTGTCGGCGGGGGTGATTTTCATACGCCACACATGCCTTCACATTCCTCGCCAAATGCGTCTATTTGCCCGCGATCTGCCGCCGTGGACAGATCAACCTCATTCAACGGCTTCATGCTGCGGTGCATGAACTGTTCGCCAATCATCCCCCGCGCAGGGGCGCGGATGATGCGATCAATTTCAACGGCGTCGGCCCATGCTTTCGGATCGGCCTTGATTGCCCGCCACTCGTTGTCATGGTGATACGGGCATCCGATGCAGGATGATTTCGGCGGCCTCGGATAACCCATGAACTCCATCCAGCGCAGGCAATCTTCCCGAGTCATGCGGGCTTCGATAAGCGGCCAGCGGTTCTGGCTCCACTTGTCATGGCTCGGCTTCATGCGGTGCGCTTCGTCCAGCGATATTCCGATCCACGTCACACAACTGCCGACGGGGATTCGCTGGCGCGCCTTGTACCCCAACAGGCGGCGCTTCTCTTTGACCAGCGGACCGAGTTTGTATTCAGACGTGCATTGCCTGCGACCCATGGCCTGAGTGCCGTCTGGATTGCGCACGAACCACGGTATTGCGGCAAATCTGCCCCCGGTACTGTTCTGCTTGCGGATCGCGTCCTCTCGCAGACTTCCTTTCGTCACGCGATGCACGGGGAACGGAAGTTGCTTCTCCATCCAACCCAGCCACTTGTAAACCGCATACGGCTCCCATTGCGTGTCCGCGAATATGGCACAGTCAGGCATAGGCGTGATTTCGCCATGGGCCGCCATCAACGCCATCGTGGAGGATTGGACTCCTGCGCCAAGGCTTATAAAATTCTTCACGGCCACCCCTCCCCGCATGAAAAACAGCGACACAGCGCCCACGACTGCCCAATCTGCCCCGCTTCAGGTTGCTTGGGGTTGTGCTGCTTAGCGGCTTGGCGGCAGGTAGCGGCGTCGGTATACCAGCCGATGTGGTGGTAGCCACCGTTGGGCAAGATGATGAAGGCGAATAGGATGAAGTGGATCATGCTGCGAGTAACGATTTTTGCGGCACAGGCATTCTGCGCTCGGCCAAGCAAATCGTATCGTTGTGCGCGCCGCCGTGACAGCACAGCATAATCTCGATTTTCTCGAAATCATGCCTTTCTCCCATTCCAACGGTGTTCCATCCAAAAGAAAGCACAACGGCGCTATCACTACATACCTTGATTGCTGCGTCCCGAACCCTTTGATACAGAATGGCGCTCTGGGTTTCCTTCATACCAACATCAAGTCCCGCGCCCTTGTAACATTCGCTTATTTGTCTCGGACTGTATGGCGGATCAAGAATTACCAAATCAGCAATCACGCCATGCTCTGCCAGCATATTCAGGAACACTTCGGCATCCATGTGATACTCGGCCAGAGTGTCCGGCGATAGGTCGTTCGTATATGTCGCCCACCTCTTATTTCTCGCAAACGGATCAACTGATACCTTGGATTTGCTAAGATATGCGCGCACAAAATCACCTATTGGCGGAATCGAGAACGTATCCGCGCTTGGCATTGCCCACATGCGAGAAAATTTCATGCCGCCAACAACCGTTGATTAAGCGGGCGGTGGAAGTAATCACGGGCAAGCCCTGCCAGTTGCAGGCCCTTGATCTCATCTTCCCAGACATTTTCCACCTTACGTCCACGCTTACGCGGCTTCAGCACGCCCTGCTTTTGCAGGAATGACCGGAGAGTATTGGTGGATACTTCCATCCTTGCGGAAATTTCCTTGAGCATGACCCCTGATGCAAGTTGGGATTTGATGCTTTCAAGGTTTGCCAGCAGGCGTCTTTCGATGCGGTCACCCTTGTGACCTGTCCTGATTCCATGTCGCAGGGCTATGCGTGAAACTGATGCGAAGTGGAGGTTGTGTTCACGGGCAATCTTGCAATAGGAAAGCCCCCGATCAACCTTGCCCAGGATGGCCTGTAATTCATCGGGCGGGATTTTTCTCATGCGGCCCTCCGTCTGCCGATCATTTCCTCCATCAGCGCATCGCGCCAATCCATCCGGCTGATGCCGATTTCCTTGCGGATGATCTGCTGCAACAACTGGTCGGCAACCTTCTGGTCACCGTGAGTAGTCGCATGGAAGCGGCAGTAGAACGGCGTGTCGGCAGTGTTGCGCGTGGAGTCGGAAGTGGAACCAGGCAACGGGCAATATTGTCCGGAACTGGAATAGGCACAGAGGCCGTGGCGGGGGTTGGTAAATGAACCCTTTTCCGGTATTCGATAGCCGCAATCACACTGCTTGCGGCCCTTAACCCAGTCGTCCCGGCATTCGGGGCACCATTTCAGATCAGTCATGCGTGGCTCCTAGTTCGCCCTTGTAGGAGGCGAATTTCGTTTTGTTGAACAACGTGGCGGGCCGGAGATATTTCTTAAACGCCTGGTCGTTCACCCATTCGCGGCACTTCATCGCAATGACCTGCCGACAATGCGTCGGGGTCGTTTTCGGCTCCTTCAGGCGGGCGATGATGAAATCAAGATTCGTGTCGCTTTCCTCAAAACGCTTTCCGGCTTTCTCGTTCAGGAAGGCAAGAATTTCCTTGGCCTGCTTTTTCAATTCGGCCTTTGAAGGCGCGTTGTCGGGCGGTAAGCCCGACGAAATGTTTAGATTTTCTGGAATTGGATTCTGGTTATTTGGATCTGGTATATGGTTTCTGGTATCTGGTATAGGTTCACCAGATCGCGCACGTCTCTGCTTTTCTCGTTCACCAGCTATTGCACGATTCGTTGCACGTTTCGTTTCGTATTTGGTAAGTTCCTCGTCAATCCTTTGGTGCACGATTCGTTCACCAGAATCATTGAAGAATTGCTCGACAATGACGTCAACCGCCTTTCTTTCGGCGGCATCGAAGGCGCGGCATATTCGATATAAGGCCGTCTTTTCTGACGGTAGCGGCCCTTCGTTCGAGTAATAGGCGTCAATCAAGAGTCGGTACGCGCCATGTTCCAGGATGGATAGATGGGCCGTGGCGCGGGCATAGTCGCCCATATAGTGCTTGTAGTAGTTCATTCGCCCTTTTCGCCAGTAGTTGTGAACCGCGCTAGATATGCGTCAACGGTGCGGCGCAATTCTGTCTGATTTGAAAGCAGCCACCCAATCGCGCCGGCAACGATTTCCGGTGTATGCACCATTTTCATTTCAGCAAACCCGACGCTCATCGCCGCCAGTTCGCCGTGAAAGAAGTGGTAGCGCAGCGTTTTCAGAAACAGCACTTCCTCTTCGGCTCGTGAGTTTGTTTCGTCCTCGTGGC